TCGAAGCACCCGGACACCTCTCCGCCCGGGCTGTCGACCAGCAGGACGATGGCGCGGACCTCCGGATCGCGCAGCGCGCCCAGGAAGGCGGTGCGGATGCCGTCGTAGCCGGTCATCCCCGAATAGGGGCGGAGCGTGCCCAGCTTGTGGACCAGCGTGCCCTCGATGTGGATGACAGCCACCCCGGCGATCACGTCATAGCCGCAGTCCCGCTCCCGCGACCGCCGGGACGACGGCGCATCGTCATCGCTGTCGAAGAAGGCCTCCGGAGCGACGATGATGGCCTCGCCGTTGGCGCGGAACAGGTGGGAAATGCCGAGGCGGTCGCTCAAGGCGGCCATGATCACCTCGGCCTTCTCCGGCCGGATGGCCAGCGGCGTGTTGAACAGCCGCTGCGCCAGATGGTGGAATCGCATCGTCATTGGGCATCCGGTTTCTTCGGCGGCGCCGCCGCCTGGTTGGCGGGGATGTTCATGGCCGCCCAGCTGGGCGGGTCCATGCCACGGTCCTTGAAGGCCTGGATTTCGCGAGCGCGCTGGTCGAGCACCTCCTCCCAATCCTGGCCGGTGTTCTCCGCGCACTCCTCCTCCAGGGTGGACAGCGCGGCGTCCATGCCCAGAACCGCCCCCTGTTTCTCGGCCACCGGGTCGATCCAGCCCCGGCCCGGCCCCATCCAGCGGCAGCGGGCATAGGCGCCGCGGGCGTCGATGAAATCGGGCACCACGCCCGACGGCAGCGGCAGGCTGTCGATCTCCATCGCCTCTTCGAGCCAGGAGGCGTAGATCGGCGAGGCGAAGCCGGTGGCGAAGTCGGCGCGGCGGCGGGTCAGCGTCTTCCAGGCTTCCAGCAGGGCGGCGCGGGCGCTGGAATAGTTGACGTCCGACCAGTCGTTGGAGAGCTGCTGCGCGCTGATGCCGATGCCGGCGGCCGCGTTGCGCAGCACCGCCCCCTCGAAGGCGGCGAAGTTGCTGGTCGGCCGGGCGGCCGCCACCGTTTCGATCTTCTCGCCGGGGAACATAATGGGCATGCGCACCCCGCCCAGCATGGTGCGGCGCGACTGGTGATAGTCGGCACGCGCATCCTGGTAGGCCCCGACGCCGTCCCCGGTCCCGAGAGCGTCCTGCACCACCGCCGGATCGTGCGGGCTGACCACGTAGGCGCCGAAGATCGCGTTGACGATCGCCGCGTCCAACTCGGTGCCGTCGTACTTGATCAGCATCTTCAGACGCTGCAGCACCGGGGTCAGCACGCCGGCGCCGCCGCGGTGCTGCTCGCCGCGTTCGGCGTCGAAGTCGTGGACGATCAGCGGCCGGCCCCAGGCGGTTTCGCGCGGGATGCGGTCCCAGGTGACGCTGTCGCCACCGGCATACCAGTCGTTCTGATGGGCCTTGCGGATGTGGTAGGCGAGCGCCGCCCCATGCTGGTCGATCTCGACGCCGCCGCGCATGTGGCGCTGGTCGAACTGCATCTGCGGGTTGGACAGCCGGTCGGGGTCGATCAGCTGCACCACGGTGCAGTATTTCGCCCGGCCCCGCCCCACCCGTTCCGGCATCCAGGGCAGCGCGGCCAGGGCGTCGCCGTCCACCAGCTTGTGCCGGAAGGCGATCCGGAACAGCTGCGACATGGTGCGTTGGCGCTGGGCATCGCAATACCGGCCGGGATCGTCGGCCCACAGGCGCCAGCCCGCCTCGACCGCCCGCCCGAACTCGTCCGCCCAGCGGGCGTCGAATCCGCTGTTGCCGGTCAGCAGGGCGAGCGCCCGGTAATCCGGCTTGGCGATCGGCCGGAAGCTGGCGCCGACGGCGTTGTCCAGGATGCGGGTGACGGCGCCCGATGCCCAGCCGTCGTTGCGCACCAGGTCGCGCACCCGCGACACGATGCGGTCGCGGTACGGGGTCAGGTCGCTGTCGGCCGAGCCGAGATAGGGTTGCCACGCCGCCAGATGCTGGCCCTGGGTGTCGGCCGCGTCGTAGGGGGTGGAGCCGCCGCCGGCCAGCATCGAGGCGCGGCGGGGCGACGCCGGCAGCGGGGTGACGCCGTCCGGCCCGTAAAGAACGATTGCGTTCATGATGTCCTACCGGAACAGGAAGCCGACGGCGCGGCGGCCGGAGCCGTTGCCGAGCTGGCGCTGGATGGTCTGGATCAGCGCCGTCAGCTTGGTGGCGTCGGTCGGCGCATAGGTGATGGAGCGGGAGCCGTTGCCCTGGGTGTAGGCGACGGACACCGGCTTGCCACCGGTCTGAAGGTCGATCAGCGCCTTCTGCGCTGTGGCGAGCGCGGCACGCAGCTCGCCTTCCGTCATCCCGGCCAGGATGCCGCTGGTCATGTCGGTCATGGAGAGTCCTTCAGGCGAGGCGGCTGGACAGGCTGCCGCGCCGCGGCGGTGGGGGCGACGTGCCGGTGACGGCGGTGACGACGGTGGCGAGGGCGGACACCAGCTCCGTCGCCTTGGCTTGCGCCTCTGTGACGATCAGGCTGTTTTCGTCCCAGGGAGCCGCCCACGCCGGCGGCCGGTCCCAGTTGATGCGGTTGATGCCGTGCAGATGCGCGACGACATGGTTGCCGACCATGGTGTCCAGAGCCTCATTGCGGACCGAGGCGCTGGTCTTTTCCCAGCGGCCGTTGGGCAGCCGGTGCTCGGCCACCAGCTGTTCGAACCACGGGTGCGGCGGTGCCTTGGCCCGCAGCGCCGCCGGAAAATGGATCGCCCAGGGTCCGTCCTCCACCTTCTGCAGCTGGCCGTTGAGGTCATCCTTGAAGCTGTTCGGGTTGAAGATGCCGATCGGCACGGTGCCGTTCGAACCGAACTTCTTCCCGGCCTGGGCCGAGGTGTCCGGGTAGGTCACGGACAGCCGCGGCGCCATCAGTCCGGAAGCGCCTTTGGTCGGGATCACGTTGTAGACGTCGCGCCCAGCGATCTTACCGTGAAGCTTAATCAGCTGACGCTTCCGCCACCGCGTCCAGGCGTCGTAGGCCTGCTGGCTGACACCCGGCTGGCCCTGGGAATCGTAGCCAACGGCCCGGATGCCCATGTGACGGCCGGAGCCGTCGGCCAGCGGGTAGGTCTTCAGCAGCACCTTCTCCACCAGCTGGTCCCAATCCTCCGGGCTGGTCGCCGGATCGCCGGCGACCCGGAAGCGGTCGATCACCCAGCTTTCGCCCTTCACCCCCCAGCCCCGCACCAGCACGTCGAAATGTGCGATCTGGACATCCCAGAAGGCGGTGATGAAGCGCACTCCCTCTGGAACCGAGCCGAGGTGCAAGTGGACGGATGCCCGTTCCGCGATGTCGGTCCCCAGCAGCAGCCCGACCGTGCGGGGCGGGGAATAGGGAATGCCGAACTGCTTCACGATGACCTGGCGCAGCGTCTCGTCCTCGCCGGTCATCTCCATTTCCCGTTCGGCCTTCGCTTTGGCCCGGGCCAGGGCGCCGATGCCGCCCAGCACGAAGGGGGACATCGTGCCGGTGATCCAGAAGCCGGCGGTGGCGCGGCGCACCCGCTCGCCGGTAACGGTGCCGTCCTCCGCGATGGTCTGGCCGTCGCCGATCCACCGGCCGGTGGCGAGCATGCCGCGGCGGGCAGCATCCTCGATCCGGCACTGGTTGACCGGGCACAGCAGCCGGGCCTCGGCCTCCACTTCGTCCAGCGTGCCCTCCTCCGGATAGTCCAGCACCATCACGCGGGCGGCGATCGGCGCCGGCGAGGAGAAGGCGCCGCAGTGCGGGCATCGCCAGTACCAGACCCGCCGGTCGCTGTCGGCGTACATGGCCATGATCCCCGCGGTCCAATCGCGGGCGGGGTTCATGCCCTTGGCCTTATCGGGGTGGCTCACGGCCAGGATCATCGACTGCCGGCCGAAGGTCTGGCGCCGGACGTCGAAGAGTGCCTTGACGTCGCCCATCTCCCCATAGGCGTCGATCTCGTCGGCGACGATGCGCGGTGCCGATTTGTTGATCAGGTTGCGCTTCGTCGCCGGCAGGAACTCCGCCCGCATGGTGCGGAAATTCTTGAAGTGCAGGCTGTCGTCCACCGACCGGGTGCCGAGGCGGGTCGCCATGTCCTCATGCGCCTCGATCATCGGGTTGATGCGCGACTTGACGTAGGCCTCCACCGCCTGGTCGGTCTGCATGTACCAGAGCAGGTTGGCCGGATCCGACGCGACGGCATGCAGCAGCCAGTTCTCCGCGATCGTGGTCTTCGCCGACTGGCCCGGCCCGATGACGGCGACGGTCAGGTGATCCAGCGAGGTCAGGCACTCCATCGGCTCGACCACGTAGGGCACCTGGTCGTTGCGCCACTTGCCGACATAGCCGCCGCCTTCGTTGGCCAGCACCCGGCGCATCTCCGCGAACTCGGCCACGGTCCGGCGCTCCGGAGGCAGCAGGGCGGCCAGGGCCTCCTCGGCCAGCAGCCACCCCGATGCAAAGTCAGGTTCCTGCATCCCGCATCGCCTTCCGCAGATCGAGCACCATCTGGCTGCGCAGATCGTCCACGATCTCGCGCAGCACCGGCATCGCGTCCTCTTCCAGCCCCAGCCGCTTGATCATCAGGACCGGGATGCCGTCGATTCCCTTGGACAGGTGGGACAGCATGGTGGCCAGCACCGTGCGCATCTCCTCCGCCTCAACCAGCTCGGACCGGCTGAGGCGGAGCTTGTCTTCGATCATCGCCGCCTGGGCGGCGTCCTTGCGCTGCTTGGCCGTGGCCTCGCCGGCATGCTGGGCCGGACCCTGTCGGCGCCGCGGCGCCGGCGGGTCCTCTTCGTCCTCCAGGTCGAACACCGGCAGCGGCGGAGGTGGCGTGGGCCTGCGCGGTGCCGGCCGGGTCGGTGCTGGCCGGGGGGGCGGAGGAGGAGGCGCCGCCTCCGGATCCAGATAGGCCCGGACCGCCGCGAGGTCGAACTCCCACCCGCCGGCCTTGGTGCCGCGGGTGACCACCGGAAAGCCGGCGTCGGACTCCAGACGCCGGTCCAACTTCGGCCGGGTCCATCCCAGCGCCTCCGCCAGCTCCTTCTTGCCGACCGTCTGGCCGGCGGTGTAACGCGGCGGTGCAACGCCGGGCTTGCCGGCCGTTACACGCTTCGTCGGTAAGGCCATTGATTGCGCTCCGCTTTTCCCTCCGTCAGGGAGCGTGTAACGGACCGTGTAACGCGTTTTTTTTGCTCAACGAGTGGCAGAGCCCGCGGTGCGCAATGCCCGCGTTTGCCGATCCCCCTAGGAAGGACCCATTGAGGGGGGGGTGCCCCCCTCCGGCCCCTCGCCCCCCAGGTCGGCCGAGGCTGGCGCCTGGACGGCCTGCGGCAGCTCCTCCATGTCCACCCCCTGCTCGACCGTGACGGGCATCGCCGGGTCAGCGGCGAATGCCGCTTGGCAAAAGGCTGCTTGGTAGGGGGTGGGCTCCCCCACCCAGAGCCTCCCTCTGCGCCACGCCAGCTCCTCCTCCAACCGGACCGCCTTCGCCGAGACAAGGGCGGCGTCGGTGTTGGCGCCCAGCGTGGCGGTCAGCGGAACCGGGCAGTTGATCCACTTCAGCGTCAGCACCAGCTGCTGGCGCACGTCGTCGGGGGCGGCCGTGGCCACCTCGCCCAGCCGGATGATGCGGTCGATCAGTTCCAAGTCAGCCATCATCGCCTCGTTGCTGTGGCCAGGGCCTCGCCCATGGCCTTGGTGAACTCCGCCCGCAGGGAGGCCTGCACCACGTCCTTGGCCCGCTCCCGGTAGCCGAGCCGCTGCTGGACCGGCAGCGCGTCGCCGAACCGGACCAGCAGCTTCAGCCCGGTCTTCACGCCGTCGACCTTGCCGATCCTGCCCTTGGTCCCGTACTCCCGCCGGTAGCCCGCCTTGGGGTCCGCCCGCCGGTAGTCCCGCGCGGGACGCTGCCAGATGCCGCTGATGGTCTGACCGCTCTTGAAGGCGACGGTGCCGACGAAGGTGTCCGGCCGGGCCGCCAGCCGGCGCAGCTTGCCCTTGGGCAGGTTGCCGTACTGGTTGAGCTGGACGTTCTTCGGGTTGAACAGCGTCCCGCCCCGCTTGCTGGGCGGAAGGTGGTGCTGCCCGCCCAACTCGAAGGGCTCCAGGTACTTGGCCGCGATGTCCTTGACGTAGACGATGGCCGTCAGGTCTGCCTTCCTCGCAGCCTTCACCCCGATCGCCCGCTGGGTGAACAGGGTGGGCCGGTCGAAGACCTCGCTGAGGGCCTCCTTCTCGGCCGCCTGAACCTT